AACAACTGGAACTATTGATGTAAGCTCATTACAAACTTGTTCATGTCCTACATATTACTATACTTTAAATGATTGTTCTAATACAAGTTCAATTCAATATTATGGTTATTCTAACCAATCTAACTTAGCAGGAACAGAAAGAACATACAACTCTACATGTTATTATGTGGCATCTACAAGTAACACATCAGGTACAATAAACATAGGTGCCTTATCAACTTGTACATGTCCATCAGGAGGTGGAGGTACACCTGATCCTGAAAGATACTCATTAAAACTATGTGAGAATGATCAAACAGGATATGTATCACCTGAAACTACAGACCAAATAGAATTAACAATAGATCCTAATGGAGTTAATGGTTCTAGAGTACAAGATGCTAATGGATTTATTTATACAGTAATTGGCACAACAACAAATACAAATGGTATAGTAGCTGCATTAATTGATTTAGGAAGTACAGGATGTCCTACAGTTACACCACCACCACCACAAACATATTACTGGTTATTATTTAGATGTTCAACATCAACTGGTGGATTTGTATCAGAGCAAACATCTGATCTAACAACATCAGGTCCAGTTGAATTACCAAACATGATTGAAGATCCTGTAAATGGCTCAAGAGTACAAGGTCCTGATGGAACAATCTATATTGTTTATGGTCAAACAGATGATCCTGCATCTTATACTGGAGGACAAGTATCAGTAGTTAGTTTAAATACAACTGGATGTCCTGCAACTACTCCACCTGCATCACCATATTATTGGGAATTAAGACAATGTTCTACTAATTTAAGTGGATATATATCTGCTCAAACAACAGAACAATTAAATACAGTAGCAGTAGGAGATTTTGTATATCAAACTGCAACTCCAAGTATAATCTATGAGGTTATTGGTACAACACAATCAGGATCAAGTGTAGGTAATGTTACAAAATCAACACTAACTGCATGTCCATTATTTTGGCAATTAAAACAATGTGGCACATTACAAGGTGGATATAGAAGTAATCAAACAACATTACAACTACCAAATTTAGTTGAGAATGATCCTAATGGTACAAGGGTTCAGGATCCAAATGGTGAATTTTATATAGTTGTAGGTCAGACTGAAACAGGAGGTAATGTAGGGAATGTAACAGATACTGGATCTACTGGATGTCCAACACCACCACCTGTTCAAAACTTTTATTCATTACAAAAGTGTGATGATGGTACTACAGGACATAGATCACAACAAGACAACACACAAATCACATTTCAAACTGGAGATATAGTTCAAGATGTGGCAGGTACTACATATGAGGTTGTAGGTTTAGTAACATCAGGAAATAATGCAGGAGTTATGAGTGCAACTTCATATACAAGCTGTCCAACTTCTCCTCCTCCTCCTCCCACCCCTCCTCCAAGTGGACCATACTATGCTCAGTTTATAAGTTGTGATGATCCAGCAGGTGATGTAATTTATGTAGTAAGTCAAACACAACAAATATCTACATGGTGGGTATTACAAAGTGGAGGTTCAACTGGATATGAATGTTATAGATGGGTTTCTAATACACAAGGTGCAAACCCACAAGACATAACTAATTTTACAATATTTGCAACAGCAACTACAGCAGGTGAGAACTGTATTGAGTGTAATGAAAATGCACCAACTCCACCAACACCACCTCCTACTCCACCACCAACACCAGTTTGTGGAAGTCAAGGATTATACTATGCATCATCAGCTCCTGATTTATGTAATGCAACAAGTGTTAGAACAGTATACATGGATGCAAATACAATAGATCAAGCAACTACAATCTATACAGATTCAACTTGTACTACAGTATTTACAACTCCTAGATATTATGCTGATACACCATTAGGAGATTATTATTACTGGTCAGGAACTAATTTACAAGGACCTTATACTAATAGCTGTCAAGCACAATAAAAAGAGAATGATTAAAGAAGTAAGAAATTTTATAGACAAATTAGAAGCAGATCATCTAATATATTTAATAGATAAGTTTGCATATAAATCAACTGTAGCAGGTAATGGTAAACAGTACAATAAATATGACAATGCAAGAACATCTTATAGTGCAACACTAGATGCTAAGAATCCAACAATTAAAAGAATACATCAAAGAATAGCTAAATACTTAGGTGTACCATTTAATAAAGGAGAAGTATTGCAAGGTCAGAGATATGAGAAAGGTCAATACTTTAATGAGCATCCTGATTACTTTGTAGGTGAGCATTATGACATGAATTGTTTAGCATCAGGTAACAGAACATACACTTTTATGCTTTATCTAAATGATAATTTTAAAGGTGGTACTACTAGTTTTAAACACCTTAGAAGAACAATACAACCTGAGGCTTATAAAGCTGTTGTATGGCATAATTTACACATGGGTAAACCTGATCATTACAAATTACATTCAGGTGATGAGGTGCTTGAAGGTACAAAATACATTATAACATCATGGTGGAGAGAGAATGAATGGAATGGATCAGATGATTATAAAGAATATCAAAAAAAATTAAATTCTAATCAATTAAGCATTATATAAATAGTATGTTAAAGAACATTATAGAGCTTTTACAAGTAGTAAATGGTGAAACTGAGAGGATTAGGTTTGCTCAAGGATCACATTATTTACCTGATAATTGGAAGAATGGCTTTAAACTAGCCAAAAAGATTGCAAAATTTGATAAACAAGACTAATGAAAATAGGTAAGTACAAAATAAATATAGAAGTAGACAATCAGAAAGCTAATCAAGAGCTACAAGAAACAGCAGATGAGCTAAAGAAAGTTGAAACTAACATGGATGATGTAGCTGAGACTGGTGATGCCTTAACAGGTGGTCTTGTTACATCTTTTAAAAATGTACAAAAAAGTATAGGAACAGCAATCAGAAGCCTAAAAACTCTAAAAGGTGCATTAATAGCTACAGGTATTGGTGCATTTGCACTTGCAATAGGTGCAGTTACAGCAGCATTTACAAGTTCAGAGGAAGGTCAGGACAAATTTATTAAACTTACAAAACAGATTGGTGTAGTTGTAGGTAATGTTACAGATATACTTGCAAGTTTTGGTACTGCTATTTTAAATGTAGGTAAATATTTAGGTGCAAAATTTAGAGGTGATGCTGAGGGTGCAGCTGCTGCTGTAGATGGTATTAAAGATAGTTTTAAAGAAGCTACTGATGGTATTAAAAACTTTGGTGAAGAAACTAGGAGAGAAATTGAAACTGTAGGTAAACTTGCAGATGCTCAAGCTAAAGGTGATAGAATACAAAGACAGTTAATAGTTGAAAGAGCAAAAGCAGATAGAGATAGAGCTGAATTATTAGAAAAGGCTATTGATATTGAAAACTATAATGTAGAACAAAGAATTGCATTTCTAGAAGAAGCTAGTGCATTAGAAGATGAGATTACACAAAAAGAAATCAACTTAGCACAACTAAGATTAAACACTAAAATAGAAGAAAACAAATTATCAGGATCTACTAAAGAGGATTTAGATGAAGAAGCACAATTAAGAGCAGATCTTATAACATTACAAACAGCTCAACTTACAAAACAAAAAGAAGTAACATCTCAGATTATTGCATTTAGAAATGAAGATAAAGCAAGAAAAGATGCAGATAAAGCTACAGCAGATGCAGAGGCACAAGCTGAACTAGATGCACAAAATGCTTTTTTTGAAGCACAAAGAGAAGCTATAGCTGTAAATGAAGATGCAAGAACACAATTAGAAATAGAGAAAACTCAAGAAAGATATGATGCCTTAATTGAACTGGCTAAAAAGTATGGAGGAGATGTTGAAGCACTAACACAAGCTAGAGTAGAGGCAGTTGCTGCTATTGAAGAAAAAAGCCAAGATGAAACTGGTGAAATAGTAGAAGGAGGTGAGAAATTTAAAGTAGATACATTACTTAAGTTTACAGCATTAGGTATAGGTATATTAACAGAGGGATCTAATGCAGCTAAAGCACTAGGTATTGCACAAGCATTAATATCTACATATGTTGGTGCAGCAGATGTTTTAAAAACTGCTCCTACATTAGGTGCTAAAATTGCAGGAGTTGCTACAGTATTAGCTACAGGTTTCCAACAGATAAAAGCTATAAGACAAACAAATATACCAGTATTAAGTGTTGGAGGTGTAACAGGTGCATCAGGATCATCACCTGCACCACAAATACAGCCACCATCATTTAATGTAGTAGGTGCATCACCTTTAAATCAATTAACAGAAGCTATAGCAGGTCAAAAACAAGAACCTGTAAGAGCATATGTGGTTTCTAATGATGTAACTACAGCTCAAAGTGTAGATAGAAACATAGTACAAACAGCAGGAATTTAAAAAAACTAAAAATTAAAGAATTATAATAATATGAAGATTGTAGAATTAATATTAGATGAGGAATTAGAGTTTAATGGAGTAGATGCAATATCTATTGTAGAGAATCCTGCAATACAAAGTAATTTTGTAGCATTAAAGGATCATGAAGTTAAACTAGCTGAGGTATCAAAAGAGAAAAGACTTCTACTTGGTCCTATACTAATTCCAAACAAGCCTATACTAAGAAATGGTGATGAAGAAGATTACTATATCTACTTCTCTAGAGAAACAGTAGAGAAAGCTAGTCAGATGTATTTAAAACAAGGTAATCAAGGTAATGCATCACTAG